AGAGTATAACTCTACTAAACGGTCAATAACATCTAATTGAAGCGCATGCACGTGTTTCTCGTCGTCTGGGTCTTTTCCATCCCTAAATGGCAATACATTATCGATCCGTATATCATCCCAAACAGACGAAGCATAACGCTGCCAAATGTAATGACTAAGCTTATTGCTTTTCGGGTCTTCGTGGTCTTGGAACTTTAGGTTAAGGTGCGCCCATAACTCATTTTCGTTAAGGTCGCTTTCGTTTGCATTATTCCATGCCCTTAAAATGTTAGGCAATATTGGCGTTTCTCCAAAATACCTTTTAAGGCCGTGTGGGTGTGTTACTGGTACAGCGTTTTCGCCTTTCTTAGTAAATACCAAAACATAATCCGGCATAGCAGTAAAACACTTTGTGCTATCCTCAACAATGAATTTATGCATTAAGCTTTGTACCATTGTACGCATACGTACTTTTAACGGTTCTTTCCAAATAGTAATACGGTTGCGATATTCAAAACCATATTTCTCATGTAACTTAACTATCTCGTGTGGAAAATCCCAAAGCTTACAAGTGTTGTCAAATACATCAGCGCAATGCACGGCCGTAATCCTACCTTTTTTAGTTACCCTGGCAATCTCTTTTATAAGAAATTCGTATTGTTCTAAAAATTGTTCTTTGCTTTCACAGTTGCTAAAGTCGTTTTCGGAGCTGGAATAATTGTAAAGCCCGGCAAATGGAGGAGAATATATTGAAAGGTCAATACTTTCTTTTTCAATCGTGGGCAACACAAGCATACAATCTGAATTGTATATAGCGTAATTATCGGTTATTAATTGTTCTTTTACCATTTTGGAATAATTATTTTTTGGTTAAATTCTTTTGTTTTGTGGTCATAAACGGAATTAACCGCCTGTGTTAAATTAGTGTACAACTGTATAGCTTTAAATGTTTTTTGGTCTAAGGCCTGTATAACCCTTGTTTGCCCATCAGATGTAATACGGTCAATATCGACAGGAAACTCCTGACCAAAACGCCAAAAACGCCTTATTGCCTGATACCATTGTTCATAACTCCATGTTGGGAAAAACACAGAATGATGACAATGCTGCCAGTTAAGCCCCATAGAGGTCATAGAAGCTTTAGTTATCAATCTTTCAAAATCCCCATTTGCAAACCCTAAAAGAATTTCCTCTTTTTTATCTATGGACATTGCGCCTTTAATTTCAATTGCGGACGGATCTAATTCTTTTAACAACCGGCTTTCCTCATTGAAGTTAACCCAATAAACAGAGGTTTTGCCGGCAGCGAGTTCAATAGCCTTTTCACAACGCGGTATAATTGTTTGTACCTGCTCGTGTTTAACCTCTGTCATGGATTTAGCAATAGGCGTAAACATTTGCACTTGTCCGTTAACATCAATAAGGCTTTGGTTAGTTACTACGTGGTCTTTAACGCGCAACTCCGGCAAATCATAACCATCATTTGAAAACCCCAAATCTGACGGCATTTTACACATTATAGACCATTGGTTTACCCATGCAAAGAAATCTTTTTCAGCATGAGGTTTTAGGTAGAACTTTTCGCCTATGTTTCGGTTGCTGCTATCAACGCTGTTTTGGTTGTTTTTAAAGAACTTTCCTAACATATCCATGTAACCCATGTAACCCAGGGCTTCGCTGCTTGTACCTAACTCTATGAAGTCATTAGGGCTTGGTGTGGCAGTTGCTAAGAACCTGTATTTTACCTTTTTTATAAATGAGGTTATTTGCGCCTTAATCTTACCATCAAAGTTTTTTAATATGCTGCTCTCATCACAAATCACAGCAATAAAATCTTTAGGGTTTAAGTGGTGCAATCTCTCATAGTTGCAAATTATTATCTTTTTACCGTTTAACTCCCCGTTTTTGGTTTGGTAAATATCATCGGTTATTAACCTTTTTTCGGCTTCTTTTATAAACTGAAAACCTACTGCTAACGGGGTTAAAATCAATACTCGCTTATTGGTTTGTAAAATAATGTTTTGCGCTATAGCCAGTTGTATTAAAGTCTTACCCAAACCGGTATCTAAAAAATTAGCAATCCTACCTTTGCGTGTTGATTTTTCAATTACAAATTTCTGAAAGTCAAAAGCACAATCCGGAAAGTAAGTAGCTTTAAAACCAAAATTGCCTATAGAATGCTTTTTACTTTCTAAGAATTTCAAATACTCTTTATCCATTATTCAATTCTTTTTCGGCAGCAATAACCGCCTTTGTTAGTGCAATAATATCTTCAACGGGTGTGGTAAATGTGTAACTTACCATGTTTGGAAAATCTGTTTTTGAAGTGTCAAGATATGGCAAAGTACTCATTTTGTCAAAAAGCTTTGCATCAACAATATACTTATAGGCGTTCGGGTCTAACCCTATGGTTTCGCAAAATCCTGTTTCCTCAATAAGCAAAATGCAATCCTCTAATTCTTCGAGTGTAGGGATATAGGCAAAAATTGTACATTTAGGTTTACCAAGTATAACGCCATTGCTAACCACTTGCCAATAAACTTCTTTATTGTCTTTTTTAAATTCTTCAAGTGTTGTTTTGCCTGTTTTTACGTTAATCAAATCTTTTGCCAATTGATAATAATTATCCGGCTCAAAGCATTTAATCTCTCCCACATCTTCTTTTCCCTCCAAGTCTGGGCTTCCAGCCCAATAACTATATTTTGGATGCAAAACAGTTTTTTTATTGCATAAGGAATAACCGCATCCAGTAGGAAAGTATTTTTCTTGTGAAAAAAAGAACGCCTCCATAATCTTGCCCCACGTCATTGGTTTAGCGTTACCGCCTAAATCAATAGAACGATTTAAAGCCCTTTCGGCCTCTTTTTTACGTATATAAGTTTTAACTACTGCGGGTGTACCCATAACCCTAAACATTTGGCTTGACGTGAAATTCTTAATCCTGTTTTCGTTATCAATCATTATTTTGCCTGTTTACTGGTTAGAAATCGAAACGTTTTGTCGTATGCGTTTTGTTCCTGGTTAGCGATAACGCGTTCAACGCCCTCAATCTCTTCCGGTGTAAGGTTGTCGCTTACCTCTTTGTAAAGGTCTTTTATCTGTTGTAAGCGGTCAACACCACCTGATATAACCCGAAGTATAGCCAAACCGTTTGCAGCCCCTATACGCCCTGTATTTGCAACTACACCAATTTCTACAACAATGTTATTCCATTGCGAGGTTTCTTTTGTGCCGGTAAAAGTGTTCATCTTTTTACAGTTGGTAGCATTCAAAACCATTGGCTTTATTATTTCGCCATTAGGAAAATGTGTGTCAACAAAATTGGCTATTACTTTAACCTCTTTTTTCGCCAACTGTACCTCTTTAACTTCAACTGTTTTTATGGTTAGCGTAACATTGCTATCCAAATCCCATGAGGCTAAAAAGTCAGATTTAAATGCTGTTCTCCAATTTGCCATGATCTAATATGTTTGGGTTAATAATTCTGTTTTCGTCTATTTGCTCTGTTTGTTCGTCTTGAAAAAAAGATGTACATCCTGGTGCCCACCATGAACGCCCAGTCCATTCGCAAACCTCCCATAAGCCTTGCCACTTTACCCAATAAAACCCATTTTCTCTTTTCATAACTAAAGGTTTTCTAAATCGGTTAATAATTGTTTTTTAAATTGATCTAATTTATCGAACATCAAAACGTGTAGATTTTTTAATTCATCGTTTTTAGCTTCCGGCACATCACCCCTAAAATCTAAAGTATGAATAAACTCGGCAAACACTTTTTTATCCCCGGCTAATGCTTTTTGTCGCGCTTTGTTTTCCTTTTCGGATGCTTTAATTTTTGCCTGATAATCAGCAATGGCTTCGTGAGCAATTCGTAAAAATTCAGACCATTCATCATCGGTCATTGTTTGGATGTTAAAATGCGATACGGGGCATAGTTGATTATATGCCATTTCATTATTACGGTAATCCGAATAACCAATTGATTTTAATTCAATAACCCTTTGCTCAAAACGAATTTCAATTTCAATTTCTTCTTTCCTCTTTTCAATTGAATTGTAAGCCTGAATAAATGCTTCCTCAAAACCTCCCTCATTAAAGTTTTTTACATCTTCAACGCTTAACGAGTAACTGCAATTTAAACTCGAAAAGTCATTTAAATGGTCTATTTCAAAACCTAATAATTTTAGCCTGTTTTTACGAACCTCAAAAACTTTTTGCTTTTCTGCATCGGCTTTTTCACGCTCTATACGTTCATTTTCCATACGCTCGTTTTCCTGCCTTTTCGCGGCTTCTTTTTCTTCAACGGCCTTTTGGTCGGCAGCATCTTTTAAACTTTTGGCAGCATCAAAAATAGCGGTAAACTCGGCATCGGTATAAGCGTGTAATTCAATTACATTTAGCCCGGTTGTAAAAGGTATGTATTGGGCAATTTTAGCAAGCCTATCGTTTTGCAGGTTTGTTTGGGCTTCACGTTCTTTTGCTTCGGATGCTAAACGCTCATTTTCGGCTCTCTGCGCTTCTTTTTCCTGTAAGTCGTGTTGTTTGTTCTCATAGGCAGTTTCTATGCGGGATTTAGCTTGCTGCCAAAGAATATCGTACTCCTCGAAATCAAAAGTAGTCTCTAAGATATCACTCAAATAATGCATATCTGTTTCAATACCTCCCCAAGTCATTGATTGGATAACCTCATAACCCGACGTTTCCAGTTCTGAAATCTTTTGCTTAATGCCATCAATGCGCTTTTGCTCGGCTTCATCTTTCGCCTTTTTTTCATCAGATTTGATTTTCTCCCAACGGTTAACCTCATCCTGATGCTTTTCTTCAAATGGTTCAATACCGCCTAAAAGCTTTTTTGTAGCATCCATTGTTTGCTTACGAACACGGGTAAATTCCGATGCAATTACCTTATCCTGTTTTTCGATTTCTACTCTAACTCCCTTAACGTTGGTACGGGCTTTTTTTTGTAATTCATAAGTGGTATTATCCACTATTTCAATAACAGGGTTTTGCTCTATAACATCAGCTATTTTCTTTTCCCACTCGGTAACGTTTACCAGGGAATCGCCTGTTAGATTTTCAATTAAAATCAATTCTGTTTTTGGTTGGTTTTTCTCTGTGTTTTCCATACTTGTTATTTATTTAGGTTTTATTTTGATACTCCAAATCCGATTAATATTTTCTCATCGAAAACCTCAAAATAGTAACTTCGGGTTTTACGTGCATGTTCATCCGCCTTTGAACGTTCAGGGAAAAATAAAGTAGTTCCTGCGTTTATGGCACTTGTAATGTTTTTCCCAAACTCGTTAAAATATTGGGGTGTTAACTTTGATTGTTTTGCTATTGGTGGCATTAGTTGTAACGTATTAGTTTTAGTAAAACACGGTCTCGTGCCTCATCAAAAACACGTTTATTTATTTGGTTTTCTGGTAGTATCATATCTCCCCATTCATAATTTAAAGCACCAGTAAAATTAGCTCGCGTAACCGACAATGCAACGCCCTCACAATCAGAAACAATTATGTATCGCTTTGCGTTTAATTTTATGTAAGTATCATGGTATTTAAAATACTTTTCATCCATAATCTAAACCTCCCTTACTACTTCTTTAAATGTTAAACCTGTTGAATTGCAGAAAGCTATAATGAAATCTAAGGGCTTATCCTTGAAATCATTTTTTGCCTTTATTTTTTTCAGTAAATCAGCAAATTCAATATTGCTTTGATTAACGCAATACAGCATACATACAACTGTTGTAGGAGCTTGTTTTTGCCAAAGGTTAATAGTCGGTGCTGTTACATTAAATTGTTCTACAACCATGCTCTGATTGTATTTTATCCCCCGGCTCTTAAGTATCTCAAAAGCCTTTATTAAATCTATAATTGTTCTCTTTGCCATTTACTCGTAATAAAAAATTATTGATGTGTGTTTACCGGCTATGCTATCGAAAAATGTATCATAAAATAGCACTGTGTAATTGTTTTTTTCAAATAAAGCAACACTTCTATGCCTTGCATTTAAGGCGTCTTTTTCATAATCATACTGGATTATGTGATGCTTCATTTCTTTGGGCTTATTAGCGTCTATAAAAGCCTTAATATGATGTGTAAAATAACCTTTACCCATCCTATCAGACATTGTCTTTCTACCTACCATAAACGCTTCAAATGCTTCCCACGTTAGCCCGTATAAGGCTATCTCTTTTCTTACTTCTGCTTCTCTCATAATTCACGTTGTTTTAGCATTGCATCGGCCATTAAATAACTATTAATAGCTATGTTTTCTGCATCACCCGCACAATCCTCAAAATCGTATGGTCTGCCACCACGCCATGATAACATAACCTGTGGCAAAGCAGCTATAGCAAACTGGTCTCTGATTGTAAAATCTTTTTTAGTTACACTTGGTCTCATTTGGGATTCCTTCAAATCCTTGTTGTTTAAGTCGCTCATATTCTTCAATTGTTAAGTTAAATAATTCGTCGTTTGGCTCGGGCACATTATTACTTTCCAAAACATGACTTAATTACTAAATACAACACAAATATTATAGCCGAAATAGACATCGGCATCCATAAAGGAGAAGTAACCCACCACCAAGACCAATCTATATGATTAGTTAATTTTAAAATAAGGAACACGATAAACACCGCCCCTACTAAACCAATACCACCTGAATTTGAACTTGAATTTTTACTCATGATTAATTTATTTGTTATTTAATTACACCCCAAAAGTATAAAATAAATTTTAATAAAAAAGTTTTTTACAATAAAACTTTAAAATTTATTTTAAAGAAAAAAAGCCCTGCCAAATTAATGACAGGGCAAAACAAACAAAACAAATCCCCAACTATCGCAAGTTAGACCTTATTTAATTTTTACCGTTGGGCTTTCGGCTTGTGATATATTTAATGTAACAGGAGTAACAACGTAAGTACCGCCTATAGGTGTTGTTCCTGCCTGTATAGCGGTTAGCTGTGTATTTAACTGGCTTATCATATTCGCTAATTGTGTGCTTAATTGTTGAAACCTTACAACCGAATACTGATTGCCGTTTATTTCAGTATTCCCGTTAGTATGACACCATACATAACCCCCTACTGATTTTTTTACAGGGTCAACTGAATAGATTCTAACCTCTCCCTCTGTTGCTTCCTGAAACATATTTGAATACCCTATAACAGCGCGCTCTGATACATTTGTAGTATACGCCATTAATGCGGGTGTATTTTTTATAGGATTTCCATCATAACCCCAAGGCATAGCCTCCTTAGCAGTTACAGCCGAACCGCCAACACCTTTGAGCTTAAACCCCCTTTTACCTGCTTCAACTAAGTCATTAGCAAGTTCTATAAATTTTGTGTAAATATTCATTATATGCCATTTTTATGAGATTTATAATAGAACAATATATCTTTAGGCAAATTACCCGTGTACGTTTCAGGCAATACCAAATCTAACTCAGTTATATCTTCTTTTTCGCTAAATGTAAAATTAATCGATGAAACCATATAAAGGCTATATGCAAATGAGTATGTGGCGTGGTCATGAATATTCACAATATCCCCTGGTTTTATATCATCAAAGCATCCAAGCAATTTAACCTTGCGACCTATGTTTTTTAATTCTGCTGCCAGTTCATTATTTGCCGCATTTGCCGTGTCGGTATCTTCGCCACTACTTAAAACCTTTGTCGATGGCCTGTATAATTTAATCAATGGGTTCGTTATGCTATCCGCAACGCCTGACCCCTCGTTATCTTCGCTCGGTTGCCTTACAACATTTATTTGGCTATGTATGCCCTGCCCATTATAACTACTGCTCATACTTAATGAATTTGTACTATTAAAATAATACTTAGCTTTCATTTCTCCATTGGGTTTAAACATTACCACATTCCCTTTTGCATCGTGGCTTAACACTATGTTCTTTTGGCTTGTTAGTTTTGAAATGTAGGTTTTAATCGTATCGGTTGGGCTTGCTTCGGTTGTGGTAAACACCTGACCTGCTAAATTTGAAACCGAACTATCAATCACCAAACCTATGCCAAACAACCCACATAAACGGCTTGCAATGTCTTTTAACGAACGATTAAGGCTTTCTAAAGGGTATGCGCTTACCGGCACACAAACATCTTCTAAAATGCCGCATTTTGAATAGCCGGATATTGCCACTAAATTAACATCTTTATTGCTTTCAAAAGCATGGTTTAAAATCGTGCCTGTAAGCATCAATTTATCGTCTGAACTATATATCTTGCATGTTTGGTAAGATAGTGGCTTAAACAATTCTTTATGGTCGTCATTTTCGGGGTTAAACCTCGTTCTAAATGAGAATGTAGATGCAATGCTATCAAGCGACAAGTTGATTTGTATGTCGCTTAAGAACTCTATCTTTTTACCGCTTATCTCTATTTTGCCTGTAAATCTTCTTGGCATAACATGTTGTTATTTAGTATTTTGTTGACTATAACAAAAAGGTTTTTATATGTAAAATATTATTTTTCTTCCTTTTCGGATATTAAACAACTCGTTTAATTTTATCCCGTTTATTTCCCTGAATTTATCAATGTTTTCGTCCAGTACATCAAGCCCCAAATATCGATGCACAAGCAAAATAATATTTGTGTCGTTATCCGTGTAAACTATACGCTCCTGTTGTGCGTTAAAAGCCAGTTGTTGCAGGTTTGCTATAGTGTACATTACTATACCGTATATCTCACTTTGTACGCTTGCATCGGCCTGGTATGTGTCTGACGTATCGTATATGCTAACTGAAGCATCATCTAAAGTAGATACATAATCGGTGTACATTTGCATTAGATCGGTTGCCGCCTGTTGCACTTGTGGCATAGTGGTATAATCAGTATCAATGGGATTAACAGCCGCATCACAATAATTTGCTATTATAGCACCTCCATTACTTTCAAAGCCTAACTTATCCGCAATAGTAGTAAGCAATGTTTTTATGTTACTATAAGCCCTTTTGTACCCATCTAAACGAACTGTTACCGATGTTTCTATTCTCGCTGGCAAACCCAATAAATCCTGCACCGATTTGATATATCCGTTTGAATTTGAAAGCAGGTTATCGGCTGCTTTTAAAGCTACCGAGGCGTAATATTGATACTCTGTATATAAAGCATCATCCAACCCTATCCCCGACGTAACTACAGGCTCTATAGTGGATGCAAATTGTTTAACGGTATCTTTACTCTTTACTATGTCAGAACTTTCAAATACGGGCTTGCTTGAAAAACTATCAGCGCAATTTTCTAATACATCGGTTTTCTTTGCAAACGTGTTATCCTTTACACTATAATTTGCATTGGGATAATCTACATCTATACTCTCCCAAAAATCTACATTTATTTCTACAAAATTTAGAGTGTCTACCCTGCCTATAGATACTGGTTGCCCCTTAATCGTTCCGTAAAATGGGTGTAACACTGTCCATATACGTTTGTCTTTTGCAGCCGTTTCAAATGCTTCTGCCTTGTCTAAACAATCAGCACCATCAAAAAAGAACTGTAAGGGGAATGCGCTACCCCTGTTTTCTTTTCGCTCATACAAAGTGCCTGGCACGTTTATAAAGTCAAAACCTGTAGTATTAAATTCTGTATTTTTCGCAGCATTACGCCAAAGGGGATAAAACACTTTTCCATCCCCTGTTGTTATCGTAAATGTTACGTTATCTATTTTATCCTGCCATGTTGCCATTTTATCTATTGAATTTGTTTATTTGAAACTCTGCATTTTTAATAAACATAGTAGTCATTTTATCCTGTGTCAATCTGCCTGCTTTTTCTGCAA